CGGTGTAGATGTCTCGAAATTACTTTATGTATCAGCTGATTCGGTAGAACAAATTTTTGATTATTGTGAAACTATAATTGAAAAGGTTAGAACTGCTGATAGAAACAAATTAGTTACTATAGTGGTAGATTCAGTTGCCGCGGCATCAACTAAAAACGAGTTAGCTGCGGATTACAACAAAGATGGATATGCAACTGATAAAGCTATTATCATCTCGAAGGCGATGAGGAAAATCACAAACATGATTGGTAGACAGAAGATTTCTCTTGTGTTTACAAATCAACTCAGACAAAAGATGGGTGTAATGTTTGGTGACCCTTGGACTACGAGTGGTGGTAAAGCTTTAGCATTCCATAGTTCTGTTAGAATCAGACTCAAGAATATGGGTCAGATTAAAACCAAAGTAAATGGTAAAGATAGAACTGTTGGAATTAAGGTGAGAGCACAAATCGTAAAAAATAGAATGGGGCCACCTTTGAGGGCGGCTGATTTCGAGATATACTTTGAAAGAGGTATTGATAATTATGGTTCGTGGCTTGGAGTTATGAAAGAAAATAAATTGTTAAAACAGGCTGGTGCTTGGTATACCTATACAGATATCGAAACTGGTGAGATTATTAAATTCCAATCAAAAGAATTTATTCCTTTGATGGAAGAAAGAGAAGATGTTAGAGAACAAATCTATAAAAGAATTTGTGAAGCTACTATTCTTCAATACAAAAATGATACACTTGATATAGATGCTATGGAGGTAGATTCAGAGGCACCTGGCGAAAATGATTAATTATGGCAAAGATAGACAAAAAAATTTATGAAATGCTGAAATCTGAAGCTCAAGCTGATAAAAACAAAGCTTTATTATCATTGGAATTACTTGGTAATTTTCCCGCTGGTATCGGAGACCATTCTACAAAAGATTTTTGGGATAATGCAACCGAAGCTTTAAAATTATTAGCATCAGCTGATGAAAGGTTAGAAACTTTAGAAAAGTACTTTAGTAGTAAAGATACTTTAAATGAAGGTCCAACCTACACAACAACAACTACTTAATGAGAAAACTTTACAAAGACATCCTACAATCGGTTGAAAAAGAACACACCCGTAATATCAATAGAAAAAGAAACGATAGAGTTTTAATTATTGATGGGTTAAATACATTTATCAGATGTTGGTCATCTATTCCTACAATGAATGATGATGGTGACCATGTTGGTGGTGTAACTGGTGTTCTTAAATCAATAGGTTACGCAATTAGACAAACTCAACCGACAAGAGTCATTGTAGTTTTCGATGGTAAGGGGGGTTCTCAAAGAAGAAAAAAAAGGTTTAGTGGTTACAAATCACAAAGAGAATCTAATAAATTAAGAGTTAACAGACAGTATGCCGACTTGATGAACGATGAAGATGAAAGAGAATCGATGAAAAGACAGTATGTTTGGTTAAACGAAATTTTAGATTATTTACCAATACAAACCATGATATATGATGGAGTTGAAGCCGATGATATAATGGCTTACATATCCACACAACTTCTTAAAGAGAACGAACAAGCGGTGGTCATGTCTACTGATAAGGATTTCCTTCAGTTAGTAGATGATACGACCATCGTTTGGTCTCCTACCAAAAAGAAACTTTACAATACTAAATTAGTAAAGGAAGAATTTGGTATAGAATCAAAAAATTTATTACTATATAGAGTTTTAGATGGAGATAAATCAGATAACATACCTGGTGTTTATGGGTGTGGTATCAAAACATTAGTTAAAAGATTTCCAGAAATTACTGAAGAAAAGAAATTATCAATAGATGATTTGTTTGAACTTTGTGAAACTAAAATAGAAGAAACAAAAGGTAAAATAAAAATCTACAAGGATATTTTAAAATCTAAAAAACAAATATTACTTAACGAAGATTTGATGCAACTTGATGATGTAGACATATCTGGTCAAGTAAAATTAAAAGTTTTAGAAAAGTATGATGAAAATGATATCGTTATTAATAAAATGGATTTCATGAAAATTTTACTTAAATATAAAGTAGTAAATAATTTTGGTAATATCAATGATTGGTTAAAATCAACATTTGGAAACATAATAAGTGAATGACAGAAACACAAGATAATTTATCAAAATTTGGACAATCATTTCAAAGTAAAGTAGTTTCTGCATTACTTACAGATGAAAAGTTCTTGGATACTCTAAGTGAGATTACAAATCCAAAGTTCTTTGAATCAGAAGCCAATAAGTGGATTATTGGTGAAATACTTGACTATCACGAGGAGTTTAGAAAACCACCTACAATGGATGTATTTAAAGCTCAGATATCTAAATTAGATAATGAAGTTTTAAAAACCACTGTAGTTGAACAACTAAGACATATTTTTACTCAAGTTGGTAATGTTGATTTAGATTATATCAAAAAAGAATTTACATCTTTTTGTAGAAATCAAAATCTTAAACAAGTTATATTAGCATCAGTAGACTTACTAAAAGCTGGTTCTTACGATAGAATAAAAGACTTAGTAGACAAAGCTATGAAAGTTGGTACTGAGACTGATTTAGGACATAACTATTTAGATGATTTTGACTTGAGAGCAGAAGAAGTTAAGAGAGATACAGTTCCATCAGATTGGTCACCAATAAATGACCTCATGGATGGTGGGATAGGACCTGGTGAATTAGGAGTTGTAGTAGCTCCATCAGGTGTTGGTAAAACTTGGATACTAACTGCACTTGGAGCATCTGCAGTCAGACAAGGACTAAGTGTAGTTCATTACACTATGGAATTATCTGAACATTATGTTGGTGCAAGATATGATACTGTATTTACAAAAGTACCATCCTCTGATTTAAAATCCAAAAAGGATTATGTAAAAGAAAAAATCAAAGGACTAAAAGGAAAACTTTTGATTAAATATTTTCCACCAAAAGGTGTCTCCGTAAAAAAATTACAACAACATATTGAAAAGATGATAGCTACTGATAATAGACCAGACTTAATCATTGTTGATTACGCTGATTTATTACTATCACATTCAAACAAAACTGATTCAACATATGCTGAACAAGGTGGTGTTTACATCGACTTGAGAGGTATGAGTGGTGAACTTGGTATCCCTATTTGGACTGCATCACAAGCTAATCGTTCAGCTATAGATTCAGAGGTAATTGAAGCAGATAAAATAGCTGACTCTTATGCTAAAGTAATGAACGCAGATTTCATCATGAGTTGGAGTAGAAAATCAAAAGATAAACTTAATAACACCGCAAGATGTCACATCATGAAAAATAGATTTGGACCTGATGGAATTACATTTCCATGTAAGATGGATACTAATACAGGATTCATTGAAGTTTATGAAGGAACATCTGCTGAGGGTATACTTTCTACCAAAGAAGCAGCGAGTGGAAACATAGAAAGAAAGAAATTACTACATAAAAAATATGTGGAGAGTATGGACTTTTAAAAACATTTTGAAAAATTAATTATAAACAAGATAGTTTTTCTAATATATACAATAGTTATATTCACGAACACTTAAAAACAAAGGAAAAATATTATGGCAAAATCAGATGAAATTTTCGAACAAATTAAAGAATTGTATACACAATTTGAATCAGAACACAATGGAACTTCTAAAGCTGCAAAATCAAGAGCAAGAAAGGCTATTGGGGAAATTAAAAAATTAGTTACAGATTATCGAAAAGCATCTGTAGAAGAAAACAAATAAAGGTTATAAAAACATGAGCAAATTATTTCAAGAAAGAATCCCTTTCAAACCATTCGAATACCCGATTTACTACAATGAAGGTTGGTTAAAACAAGCACAAGCATTTTGGCTTCACACCGAGATACCCATGCAAATGGATGTCAAGGATTGGAATGAAACCTTAACTAAGGAAGAAAAAAACTTAGTTGGTAACATTCTCTTAGGATTCGCACAAACAGAATGTGCGGTATCTGACTATTGGACTAACATGGTAACCAAGTGGTTTCCTAAACATGAAATAAGACAAATGGCTATGATGTTTGGTTCACAAGAGACCATTCACGCAACTGCCTATTCTTATTTAAATGAAACTTTAGGATTGGATGATTTCTCAGCGTTTTTACACGAACCTGCAGTAGCTGAAAAATTTGAGTTACTGACACAAACTTCTGCAGATTGGACACACGAGGACTTACAAACTAATGAGAAAGCAAGACAAGAAGTAGGTAGGAGTTTAGCTATCTTTTCAGCATTTGCTGAAGGGGTATCTCTCTACTCTTCTTTTGCGGTCCTCTATTCGTTCCAAATGAGAAATAAGTTAAAAGGAATCGGACAACAAATGAAATGGAGTGTAAGAGATGAATCACTTCATAGTAGAATGGGATGTCAATTATTCAGACATATGTGTGAAGAATATCCTGAATTAAAAGAACAATGTA